CCTTGTCCTCGGTCAATTTCTTTCATAGTTGACATTTCTTCTTCTGATAAGAAAATATCTGAATTAATAGATGTGATGTATCCATCTTGTAAGGATACGTATACTTTATATTCGTTCTCCATAGCTTCCTCCTAATAAATTTCTGCGTCAATAAATACTTTTTTAAGAATAAGTGTCCAAGGTGTCATCTCTTGTGGCATGATAACTTGTCTTATCTCGTCTTGGCTATAATCGATTTCTTTTATACCTCCTAAAGATGAACCTGTACTATCAAACACGCCTCCTTTTAAAGAAATCGTTCCTTTTGCTCTTAATTTAGTCTCAAATACACATCCTAGTGGTAAATAATAAGCTCTTGCATTGCTTATATCACCTATATATCTTCTTAATGGTACGCAGTAAATGGTAGGTATGTATCTACTGAATCTTAGACATTTTTCTAATTCCTCTGCTGGATTCGGAGCAATAAATAGGGTTGCAACTGAGCCTTGTTCTAGTTTCATATATTTAAGCGTTATACTTGCTCCAACTGCTAATTGTAAACCTACCGAATTAAAGTTATTACTTGAGTTAACTCCTTGAAAAACATTTATTCCACTAGTTACAGCTTTCCATTCTCCGTCAATTGCGATTCTTACAGTTCCGGAAATTCTTACTACTTCCATTGATACTGTATAAGCACCACTAATTGCGTTCTCTAATTTCTGCTGAAAGTACCCTTCTTTGTTCGTTGTCCCACTTGTAGCCGTTACAGTTACGGTACCATCTGAATTTACAGTTGCTTTTCCTCTCACAAGCATCCATCTATCTACTGTGTAAATACTACTTTCACTACTTGTAGTATATGTGCTATTTCCTCTTTGATTGATTCTGAAATCCGGATTAATCAATAAATTCGGATTACTGAATTTATTTCCTAAATAGCTTGCTAATTGTGTTAATGTACCTTTTTTTAATCCTGCGCCATTGTGTACAGGCAATAAGCTATTATCAGTGAAACTAGGTAATGCGTCTAATTCCGTGACTTGTTTTCCTTCCATGTTATTCCTCCTTGATTTTATATTTCCAATCCTTGCCGACTTCTCCACTTGCTACTTCATAAGACCAATCGGCTAAGATTGTGTTTCCTTTTTCATCTACTAAATCTTGAGCACTTGTTGCGTTCAAATTCGTGGTAAAGTGATTATTCATCACCATTTGATTCAATGCTTTATGTGATGTGGTTACAGACTTTATCTTCGAGACAAGCCACTGAATAGAAGCTTTGTCTTTGAATACGAAAGCCATATACTAACCCCACATTGTATTTAAATCGTTTGTCGTGATCGCCGTTAATTCTGACTTCTTAACATACGCAGATAAATCAATGTCTGTATTACCAATCTTTTCATATGTTTTTGTTTCTGAAATCCAAATATACTCATCATAAATATCTTGAGTTCCATGTGAATGTGCAACTAAGTAAATCACACCATTTGAACCTGTAGCAGGTAAGCTCGTTACCTTTTCATATCTAATAGATGCAATATTACCTACTGCCGAATTAATCAACGATTGTACTTGTGATTGCGTTTGATATCCTTTACCTGTAACAATTGAATTCACTTGCGTGGATGTTTGGAATTCACTGTCATTTGTTAATTGTGATACCTTTGTTGGCACTGTGACATCAACGGATTTATTACTTGGCGTTAATGCAGTTCCATTAACCTTTACAGATTCAATCACGTTAACTTGAGCACCACTTGCAATATCACTTAATTTGCTTTTTTCTGCATTTGTATAGTCATTTGTCGATAAGCCTTTACCGCTTACCACATCAACTTTTCCACCCAATGCAGCTTTAATTTTGCTAATCAAGAGTGTCAATCCGCTCTTATCTAAATATTCAACAGCCATTCTTTTTTTCTCCTTATAAACTAATCCATAATTCATCTAACTCTGTTGTAGAAATCGAGGTTACAGAACCTTCTGCCATAGCTCCAATATCTTCCGGAGTATATATCGGTCTTGTTTCTGCTTTCGCCCACGTTGGAACTGTTGGGTCTATTTCTTCAACCTCTCCAATGATTTCATTACCATTTAATTTCGGTTTGTTCTTTAGTTTGTTGTAATCGTTTGTGCCTTCAACGAACTTCTCGTATAAGCCTAAAGTTAATGTTTCTTTATCTTCATTGATTTCAATTTGAAGCTTGTCTGATTCATCTTGTATATTCATTTGAATATCTTGCATTAGAATCATGTAATCACTTCCTTATTCAATACTCTATATACCTTTGTTGTCTTGATAGGAGAAGCAATAGCAACTCCTCCTTTTGTAATCATTCTTAATTGAATGTTACAAGTTCCCTCTTTGAAATTGAGCGTTTCTTCTTGGCTTAACGATACTGAAATAGTATTTCCTTCAATATCTAAATCACTTGATTCTTTTTTCAAGATATATCCGTTCTGTTCAAATACCACATAGATATTCTGCATTTCATTTAAATCAATATCGTTTATTGTTATTTGGATTGTTGGCGTAGTTCCTTGTCTCATTATTTCACCTTGTACGTCCATTCCTCGCCTACATTTCCGGAGTCAACTACATATGACCAATCCGCTAAGACTGCATTTTCGTTCTCGTCGATCAGACCATTTTCTGAATCTGATAATAATTCAGTTTTAAAATGATTAGTCAGAATCATTTCCATTATTTTCTGATCAGCTTCACGGATTGAAGCTCCTAATGTTTTCTTTACATTTCCTTCGAAATCAATTCTTGCGTCAACTATCTCCGCATTTGCATTCAATGAGCTTTCCGTTGAAGATATAATTGCATCGATGCGTGAAGTTAATTCATTCGCTTTTTTTAATAAAGCAAGATATTGTCCACGCACTGCATTTCCGGCATTACTATATGTAATTCCATTTCCGCCTACACGAATATCAATTAACTCGTTCAGATTTGTCTGATTGCCATTTGTGATTGTCAATAAATCCAATCTACGCAAAATGATGTCATATTTCTGTTCGATATAAGCATCAACCAATTGTTGCCAACTGTATTCACTTGGATCTACTTCAGTTGTTCCATTTGGCGCTCTCTTTACGATAAAAGCTAATTCATTTGTCACTAGCTGCTTATTGCCACGAATCAAATGGACTGCTAGTTCAATCAGCCCATTTTCCTCAAACGGTTTCCCAGGAATATAAAAGCCATCTTCGTCAGATGGTAATACTTCTTCATGTAATTTTCCATGATTTAAATATCGAATATGAATTTGTTGTGTATAGTCATCATATTTACTTCCATCACTTTTCAATATAACAGGTACATTAACAGAACCTTCGCATGTTTCTAGACCTTTAATTGCCACAAGTTGTAAACCACTTCTTAATAATTCCATCGAATCAACTCCTTCCTATACATATTTTGCATCTATTACAATTCCATTAATCAATGTTAGCTGCAGCTTTTTTTCTCCATCTGAACCACTCGCATAACACTTCGGTCTAAAATAGCCTAATGGAGCAGTTCCAATCGCTAATAAATTAAATGGTCCGCCATTCGCACCACCACTTCTACCCTGGTTTTGGCCGAAGTACTGACCATTGTAGTACATGGCAACGTGCCCATTTCCACCACCCATGTTGGATCCCCACACGGCAATATCGCCATTTTGAGGTGAACTCACGACATTACATGAATTTAACATTCCATTTGAGGCTCTTTGCGTCCAAATATCTTTAGCTCCGCCCGATGCAGTACAGTGTGCATACGGATAGCCTAGCCACTTCATGTAGAATGCGTAGCCATCCCAACATTGAGCACCATATGCACCGTCTATATCATGACTTGTGCCATTATAAGTATCAACGAACACAGAAAAAGGATGAGCCATATTACTCAACCCCTGTCACGATTCCTGACCTAGTAGTTACTGATTTTGTAACAGTAAAAGTACCTGTTAATCCAGCTTTACCGTCAATCTTTATCGTGCTAGAATTTTCACTTAAAGAAATCTCATTGTTTTTGGTAATGATATCGACACCATTCGTAGACACCTTAACTTTATTAGTGCCACTAAGTAAAGTTATTGAACCGTCATTATCAACGGATACGCTGGCATCTCCACAAATCAATTTAATACTGTGTGATACATAACTACCATTAGATTTAACGGATCGAAATGCAATTCTTTCGGGCAATCGAGTACCATCTGAATCAATGCACTTAATATCAGACCAAACAGATCCTTGAACAGTTCCTTCGGTTCGTGACTGCATATTGATTTCCGCACCAACATTAATATCTTGAACAGTGTTCAGTACTCCTTTGAACGTCCCATCATTCATTACAAGCTCACCGGTATCCATATTCAAATAAAAGCTGCCACTCTTATCTGAAAGAATGCCTGTAATAATCGCATTCGCAATCAAACCTTTTGGACCAAATGCATTACCCCATTTCCAATCCGTTCCATCTTCGGTTCTCGTATCAGAGAACTCTAATCCGCTAGTTCCATAGCATGTTGCTCCATACGTTGGACTATCTGGATCTAAATCTTCCATCTTCATAGCTCTGTAATCCATCTTCTTTGCAATGTTTCTTTGAGCATAAAGCGAAGCTTGAGTCGCATCAATGATTCCTTTTATCTTTTCCGCAATCAAGCTTGATGTTTTTTTATCAATCACCTTTTGTGCTGCCTGAATAACGCTGTCCGCATTTTCAAAGTACTTCGTTTCATAATCTCCTAAAGTCATACTGTCATATTTCTTTAAAATGCAATCGTAATCACATTCGATTAATCTTGCCTTAGTTTCGATATTCAACTTTCTGTGCTTAATGTGAGCTGTATCACCAAAGCCAATTGAAACAAGATTCTTAATATCTTTGTAAGCATCCAGTCTTGCCAAATCTACAATATCAACCTTATACGTGATATTAGGAACATCACAATTATTTTCTGTGAAATAATCAGATGCTCTTTTTCTCAACACTTTATATAAATCTTCCAATGTGTCGCAGACTGTAATTCCATTCGATGCATCATCTTCCTGTGCATCCTCTTTTAGCTTTACGTCATCAAACTGGATAAAGCTCCAATATACATCTGGATAATTATTGATAAAAGGAGAATCAACACACTCCTCATTTGGCAATACATATCCATTGTAGGCTTGCGGATATATTCTTGTGATTAAATTTTCTGTGTTTACGACTTCCTGGACGCTTTTCAAATTGTATCCAAACTCACACCTAGCGCCTTTATCTGAACCAATTCTTTTGTTGATTTTGATTGTGTAATCGTCATAAACGATTTCTCCACCCCACCGATTCAAAAATGTATTGTCTGCATTCCCATTAATGGCCTGCAAACGATTCATTTTATTGAAATAGCACGTAGAAATATCTGTGATATCCGAAATTCCTTTAAAAGACGTTCCACTTAAAATTGTATTTAACGCATCCTGGCCATTCATATTCACACATCGAGTATCCCATAAAGGAGGTGTTGTTTTGACCGTATAAAAAAGCGGATACGCTGTTGCCTGAACATCATAATCTGCTTTGTCTACATGACGAATAATAAATAATTGTTCTTTATTAAATAATGTTGGAACTTTTAAGACCGCACCATCAACGATATTTTCTGAAATATCATCAATAGGATGTACTAACTTAACATACCATTCGCCGTTCAATACAACGTGCATAACGCAGCTAGATGGATGTAGAACATAATCACCATTCTTTTCATAATGCTTATTGAAAGGCTTATACAATTGGATCATAGTTCACACCTCCAGTTTGGAATCACTTCACACTTAAAATTGCCACTAACTGTAATTGAATTTGAACCTTCAACTAAATATAAAGATTCAAAATCCCCACTGACCTGAACATTCTGCAAATCACCATTTTCTCGATAGGCTACACAACGCTCGGTATCAATATAAATTGTTCCTGATGTATTAACTGTCATCTTATGACCATTTACAGACAGAACACATTGACCTTCACCACTAATGATATAAACAGGATGAGAAACTGCATAAGGATTTGTCTGCACCATTCCACAACTATATCTATCTTGGCCAATAAATAAATATCCGTATGGATCACAAGTAAATGTGGCCACAAAAGCATTGATTTCTTTTGTGCTTTCTCTTGAGATATCACCAAATTCCACTTTTTTGATTTTATAAAAGATTTCTGAATCATCCATCATCATAAGAGTCTTAGATTTACGAATCATTCTTTTATAATCTCTAAAAGTTTTATTCAAGTATTCTCTTTTTTCTTTGAAATTAAAATTGATATTAAATGTAATATCATCATAAGTGCCTAAATCTTCAAAATATTTACCATCTCTTCCAGGAATATCATATTCTTTGTAATTGCGCTTAGGAGTTACTATATCAGGCCGTCTGACCGGATATAGTTTTTCCCGAACGCAAGATACATTGTCTAAATAAATATCAAATGAACTCATTCTATGCCTCACCTCTCATATAAGCATTAGACACACTTCTAGATCCAATAACTCTTTCCATAGATGAAGCAATATTACGACCATCCAATGTTGTAGTGTTATACACAACAAATGTTGGATCATACCGATAATTCGTATTATCAGTAAACGAAGGATCCATTCCAATATCCATGATATCCTGTAAATCTTTGATTTGGCTTTCTACTCGGCTTTTGTTTCTGTCAATTCCTGTAGCTAATAAATCCATGAAATCAGGCATCCACTCATCCGCGTCGGCCAAAGGACCTTCATCTGGAACAGAGAAATGTAGATTTTTCTTAATGAAATTTGTGACTCCACTAATCTTTCCTTTTACCCATCCAGTAAATCCTTTCCAGATGCCACTCGCAAAGTTTGACATCATGTCCATTCCCCATTGTAGAAATTGACCAGGTAATGATTTTATCTCATTCGCAATATTTCTAACCAAATTAATTGCTGCATTCTTGCCTTTTGAAGCAAAATCTTTTGCCCAATTGACAATTGCAGACAACATATTGCTGATCCAATTTTGAAAGTTGTTTAAACCATTCGCAAAGTTCTCACCAAGATTTTGAAAGAAATCATTGATTTTCTGCTTCACATTATTGAAGCCATCCGCCCATGATTTTTTAAAGCCTTCCCATAACTCAGATACCTTATTGCATACGGCTTCCCATGTTTCTGTCAAGAAATTAAGTACCTCATCCCAGTTTTGAATAACTAATATAATTGCTATGATAGCTGCAATGATCGCTACAATTATCGCAATCACCGGAGCTGCAGCGGTAACCAAAGCTCCAACTCCACCTGCCGACCATCCACATGCTGTGCCAACCGCCAGTATCAAAGGAGCAATCGTAGTCAAAACCGCAATAATCCCAATAAGGACCGCAATCATTTGTTGAGCTGGTTCAGGAAGTTCACTAAATATTTGAATAATTGTAGTTAATGCTTTCGTGAATTCAGTAAATACTGGCATTACCGCTTTAGAAAAATCGGCCATTGCCTCATTGTAATCATCTTGAGCCTTGTTTGATTCAACTAACGCCTTGTTATTTTCATTCCATGCATCTGCTGATTTCATTAAACCTTGATTGGCCATTTCATCCAACACTAACTGTGCACGTTCTGAATTATCTGAACATTGTTCTAATTTTTCATTGAATTCATCTTCGGATGTTCCAGCCCAATTCAACATATCCGCAAAATTACCGGTAACTGTACCTGTCTTGATTGTCTCGTTGATTGACTCAGCCAAACCATCAATTGGAATCGAATCTCCATACCGTGCCCAGGCACCAATTGCACCCTTAGTGATTTGCGTTAACTGACTTTGCTCCAAGCCAATTGCCTGTAAGTTTGCAGTAGTTGTAGCAGCAGATTGCGTATCCCCTAACACTCCAATAAGCTGCTTATAGGTCTGTTTTGTTTCATTCGTAGTGTAATTTAAATGAGAAGAAGAAACTTCTAAAGAACCCATGATTTTTAAATACTCTTTAGATTCTTCTACTGCTCCTTTGATATTTTCAACCATTCCAGATGCAAAATCAGATACTTGCTGAGCAGCCTCTTGCATGTTAAAGCTATCTTTAAGTTGTTGAACATCTGTCTTAGTCTTTTTTAACTTTTCACCAGTTTGTTCTGAACCATCTCCTACTTTTTCGACTTGAGTCGATGCATCACTTGCACTTTTTGCCAAATCATCCAATTTAGAATCATTGTCTGAAATTTCAGACGATAATTTATTGGCATAAGCAGTTGTCTCATTAAATGCAGTCTTCAATTTAGAAATCGTTGATTCCGTATTCGCATAAGCCTTTTCTGCTTTCTGAACTTGACTTGAATTCTCACCATATTCATTTGTCAATTGTTGAATTTCTTTGGCCTGTGCCTCAAGATAATCCGTTTGTTTTTTTATCTGATCCGATAAAAGCTTCATTTTATCTGACTGTTCATCATATTGTTTCTTCAAAACTTTATTCTTTGCAGTCAACGACTCCATGCTGTCAGCTTGAGCATCAAATTCACTTGATACAGCTTTTAATTCAGACCCATACTCTTTTAAATTCTGATTGATTTTAGAAATGGATTGATTAAATTCAGATTCACCTTTAATCGAAATCTTTGGACCAATATCATATCCAGCCATATCATCACCTCAAATCTACATTAATATATTCTGGCTCTATATATTCGTCGGCATATCCATCTAGAATGACCGAAGCATCCGTTAGATCCGCTAAATAACCTAACGGCATCACTAGAAACTCTTTGGATGGAATACCAATCTTATAGGCTTTTACCATTAAGTATTTGCTTGAATCACCTTGAAGCTTTTTTTCTTCTTTTTTTTTGAAGATTTTAAAGGCTTAGCCTGGATTTTTCTTTCTTTTGATTTGGAAATACATTTCTTGATTTTTGCAACAATTGCCTTCAATTCTTCTGGATCAGAAGGAATCAAGTACCCAATTGTATCTTTTGGAATCGGCTTCAATAATCCATCTTCGCCAATTGGTGCTCTATCATACTTTTGTCGCATGATATTCATAAACGCACATCCTGAATCAATCATTAGATAAAGCATGCTAATCATCATGTTTGCAGCTTCCGCTACATCCTGACCTTCTTCAATCTTTTTAGCAGCTTGCGCAAAGTTTCCCATTTGTGAAACACAAGCTAAAGAAAAAGACATTGGATATCTATATTCTCCAATGTCTATAAATTGAATATTCATGTCCATAAGTCACCTTATGCAACAATATTCGCTTTTTGTTTCAAGTACGCAACCGCTTTTGCTTCATCTGGTAAATCTGCGTAGCATTGCCATGCATGATCACCTGCTGCATCACGCATTACAGATCCTGTGATTTCAGGCAACTGCCAATCGACTGTATCTTCTTTAGTCTTCGCAGAACCACCTGGAATATTAAATTTAACACGATTAAACCAAATTGCACGATAGAATTCTTCATTGTTATTTTGATGCAGTTCAATAAGCCCACATCCAACTTCAATTGACTTCGTATTATCATCAAATACATATTCAGTCACAGATTCCCCACCAACTGTAATTTTATTTTCTTTAATACTCAATAAAAGTTTAGATGTAGCAGGCATCAATTCACCAGTGGTAATGGTCAAAGTTCCTTCTTTGAACTCTCCACCTTCCGATTCTGCAATTTCATTGTCTAAATATAAATTATTATTGTCAGTTGTCGTAATATCAAGACTATACTCACTCATCTTTTCAGGGATGTTACCTTCTGAATAAGTAGTAGTACCGTCTGAATGACTATATTTCGCAATAATTAATTTTGATAAACCTTTTTTTGCCATTATTTGTTCATCTCCTTTTTGAATAATTCATTCATTTTACTGTCCATTGTTTCAATACTCTTTTTTCTATATTTTCGAACTGCACGACCTACAAAATCATTTTTAGGGCGAAAAGACGTTCCTCTCAAAATTGATCTAGCAATCAATGGTATTGGAACACCTCTTGAATACTTTTTCGTTTTATGGCTTGAATATCCGGCAAAACCAACTTTGACATTGATATCATCGCCCTTGCTTTCCATGTCTGATATTCCAAGACCTTTCTCAAGAGCTTTTTTCTCGTAGTCCATAGGACCTTGACTTGCATGATTGGATGTCTGTAATGATTTTATCTCGCTGCGAATACCATCTACAACCACTCCAGCACCTTCATACAATGACATCTTCATGATTGGAACTACATCATCTTTTTCAAGCTTCTGCAGTTTATCAAGATATTCATCGAAATCATTAAATTCAATTTTGGCCATCAATACTCCCAGTCGAATGAATAATGAATGTAACTCGAATTTGTTTCATATTCAATATTAATTATGTTGAATGGAACTCCGTTGCCGTTAAACAAATCAATAACTTCATCCACTAAATCATCAAACTCGACTTTTGTATAAATATCCAGCGAACCTTTTATAACGATTTCATCATGCTGATTGTCCAAAAATAAAGAATCAGATTCTCCTTCTTCCTGCCAAACTATATATCTATCGCCTTTATCTCCTGTTGCATCATAATGGTAAATTTCATTAGTGCTTGTATACCGCAGTAATTCTGCAAACTCTTTAAGCTTCGAATTCAAACTTTTCATTTAAATGCATCAATGTAAGCTTAGTAATTTGTATACCATTATCATCAAATGTATGTTGAATCTGTGAAATCTGATACTGTGTACCATCTTCCAAAACAACAATATCGTTATATGTAATCGAACGGTCTCTGTAAATAGATACAGATTCATCCAGCCTATCCTGTGCTTTTTTAGCTTCATAAAACTTTGTAACACCAATTACTTCATAAGAAAAATAATAAGAAGATTTAAGGCGTAACTTAGATACAGGCATAAAGCCTTTATCCTGCACTAATACACGCTCATAAATCTTCAGAATTCCATCATCAAATGTCATTATCTTCCTTTTTGTGACCACAGGATATTGTTCAATTCATATCTAAGAGATCTAGGCATAGCTAGTGGGCTATCTTTATTAGCTCTTTTTCTGAATAAGAATGCTGCGTAGTCAATCTTCGCCATATAGTAATCAAAGGAATCATCATCGACGATTCCTTCTCTTGCCATAAGTGAAACAGCTTGTTTCAACAACATTTTTAGATATTCATCGTTGGCATTTGTTTGAGGCATTTGGAGATTCTGCTTCAGGACAGTTAGTTCAGTATCTTCTCCAAAATCCATTGTTTATTACCCCTTTGTGACTTTTACAGTATAAACAAGTTTTGACATACCGTTCTTAACAGTAACAACTAAGTTCTTAGAACTTTCTAATGTTAATTCCTGGCCATTATTGTATTTCTTTCCGCCATACATAATAGTCACTGATGCTCCTTCTTGAGCTGGAACTGCATTTACAACGGCATTTGCTGCAGTTGCGCTTACTTCATATTCGTAAGTGTTTGCGTTGAATGCTAATGTTTCTGATCCAAGAGTCAATGATGATAATGTTGCATCGTTTGCATCATCGGCACGGAATGTTGCTGATGTTACTGGTGCTTTACCATCGATTGTCATTACACCGAATCCTTCATCAATTGCAGGTTTTCCGTCGTAGCGAGCTACACCACGGAATACTGTCTGATTATCTAAGAATTTAACGTGTTCTGACTGATCAATCTTAGCTCCGGCACGTTCACCTAATGTGTATAAATCAAAGTGTCCGAAGATGATATTATTGTCAGCAATAAAGTTAAGCTCAACAATTTCACCACCAACAATAGGCATTGTATTCTGCATTCCCGCAACAATAGCACCATTCATATCTGCATCCAATGATTCTGCCATCAATAATTTATGCGTCTTTTCGTTCATTACCCATGTTAATCCTGCAGAAGAATAATCATTGATTACACATGTTGATTTTTTGATAATATCTTTAAACAATTCTTTTCCGGTAAGGTTAGCACTGCCCTTTAAAATATTTGTAACATGCAAATCCTTCCATGCTCTAGCCGTTGAAGGATAATCGTTTGGACGTACTTCTTGCGCTAATCGAGTAACAATACCTAATGGCATTTTAACTCCGTGTCCAAATAAGACACCTTTATCCAATGCTTTACCGATTGCTTTACCAATCGCATTAATGATTTCTGTAGCTAAATCTTCATCGCTGTCTTCCAATACTGCATTGCATACTGCGAAGAATCCGGCTACTGCGTATCCGTCCATCTCAATGTTGTTGAATTTTAAATCCATTTCATTCAATGATCCGCACATTTCAGTCCAAATACCTTCTGGGATGTCTCCCATGATATTTTGGCGAGATGTTCCACTTACACTCTGTAAATTAACTTTTGAAATCAATTTAGAATTCTCTTCTACTGTTTGACGAATCAAAGGTAACATAACTTGTGGAATTGTTAGTCCAACATTTTCAATTGCACGATGCTCTTTAATACATGTTCTTACGTTGGATAAGAATTTTTCTACATTCTCATCTTTAAAGAAACGATCACGTTCTTCCATTGGCATATTGAAGAATTTTTTTCTTACAGTCATTTTCTGTTGTCCTCCTCTATTTTCTTCTTGCTTAGGTTCTCCATCTGTTGGCTGTTGAGACTCTGCTTCTTCAATTTCTTTTTCGATATCAGCGATTGTCTCTTCCAACTCTTTCTTTTCATCTTCGTACTCTTGTTTTTCTTCTTCTAATTTTGCTACTTCTTCTTCAACAGCTTTTTGTTCTTCTTCTGTTGAATCATCACGCAATTCAGAAATAGCAGTTTCTAATTCTTTTGTACGCTTTTCAAATTCAGCTTCTTTTTTTCTTAACTTCTCTAGATTCTTTTTTTGCGTATCTAATTTTTTACGCAACATTAAAACTTTCAACATGCTTATTCTCCCTTCAATTTCTTCAGCATTTCTTTTTTTCTCTGTTCTAATTTTCTGGAACGGATTGTGTTAAATTCCTTTTTACGCGCAGATACCTGTGTATCTTCGTATGCGGGAAAAGTAACTACAGATACTTCATACAAATTCACGGATTTAATCGTCCAATGAACTCCGCTTCCATTTTCTGAATATTCTTCTGAAGTAATATCAAAGCCAAAACTGCATTGATCCACATCACCACGCTGCACACGAGCATATAGATTCATTGCATCCTGGTCTGATTCATTGATTTCAACTTCACCCCATAAACCTTTGTCATCAACTTTTAAAGTCAATGTTCCTGATTTTGTGCGACCTAAAACCAAACGTGTATCATGGTCAATCAAACAACGGATATCACTATCCAGTGTCCCATCAAACGCATGCGGATCTACACTTTCAGTAGCTCCATCCCATAACTGATAATTGGAATTGAACACCGCAAAGTACCCATTGATATACTTTTTCCCATCTGCATCTCTAGTTTTGAATTTAGATAAAGAACTTCTCATCTGATATTTTTTATCCATTATTCTCACCACCTTTTTCCAATTTCTTTTGGTCTCCTATCATTCCTTGTGGAATATAGTTTTCAAGTATGATCAATTCATCTAATCCATCCATCGGAGAATATCCTAGTGAATCTCTGACTTCATTACCTGTCACGATTCCTCGTGTATACAAATCGCATCCCACCGTCGAGAGTGTTTGTATATCATAGGCATAAAGCGACCTATAATTGAACCTAAAATACCATTCAGGCTTGATAAGTAAACTTCGTGTAAGTGCCTGTTGGATGCACTCACAAATTCCTTTAATTCTTGTATTGATCCAGTTGTTCCATTCCTCTTTATTAAATTCTCCGGCACCTAGTACGAATGTCGGAACATCTAAAATGGAAGCAACTGTCTTCTTATCCATTTCTACTGAATCTTTGATGGCCAAATCATTCAGTGATAACGGCTTTACTGTAACCACATCAAAACCATCTGCAGGAATTAACCAAGGTTCTCCTGTCTGATTCGATTTAATATATTTATCCAACAGTTTTTGTCTTCCATCTGAGTTAGAAAATTCATCAACCATTCCATCAACTTTAACAATCAATGATGGTTGCCATTTTGATTCCATGAATCCTTTCTTAGTGACGTTCGCCTGATCTAATGTTTCGGCTACGCTTCGCAAGGATTTACGATAACCTACGCCTTTCCATGGATAGTTTGGATCCGGATTAATTACGATATGAATTAGATCTTCCGGTAAATATTCCTTTCCGTTATAAAGAATGGAATATCCAAAATCGCCATTTGGAACAAACGAAACGCTTCCGGGATTCAATGGATAAATACCTTCAATCAATCCGGATACGGTTCTTGGATACAGAACACAGTTTCCATCGCCTTCCAATAACAACGAACGAACGATAGAAGACATCCATGTCATTCTTGTCATGTATTTATTTGGATGGATATCCACTAAATTTGATAGTGCATTACTAATTCTTTGATCACCATTCTTAGAATTCTCCATTAAATGGATTGTCATACTTCCAATTAGATTGGCAATCTTATTAACTGCGCTAATAATTTCAGGATTCTGTGATAACGGTGTATAACCGGCTGACAATAAAGATTCCCAATTTACTGGCATTACAGCTGCATAATTCGACCTTTTCTGTGGATCCGGTCTAATATTCTTCTTTTTGTTTCTCCTTGACAAAATAAGCCTCCTAATCTAAGAACATCGAAGCAGACGAATTCTTTTCTTCTGCAATCAATAATTGTTTACAAGCGATAACTGAACAATCGAATAAATCTATACGTTGGTTTGGCATTACTTTTTGGAAACGAACAAAATCATCACTGTCTTCAGTTGCTTTGACATTTCCAACGCAATACTCATACGCAAGATTATGCACATAATAAAATTCTTGAAGATTAAACTTTTTCTCGATTTCTCTAAAAGCTTCCGTTTTTTCAACGTACAACTGTTTCTGATCACGAATTTTAAAACCAGCTTTTTTCATTTTTAAGATGAACTCTCGCGAGTATCTTCTATCGTATCCAATCCATCGGATTCTAAAACCTCTGTCTCGAACTTTTATGAACCATTGAATTACATCTTCATATTCAATGACGTTCGAGTTACAACATGTTAGCCATCCTTCTTCTTCCCACCAGAATACTGGGATGTTATCTTCATCTGATTTCTGATACGCCGTACTTCGTGGAATAAACGCATGACTGATGCAAATATCCACTCCTTTATATCGGCCATAAATACAAACACCGGTTAAATCGTGCAGTTTGGATAAGTCCGCACCGCCATACCACTTGATAGGAAGTTTGGCCAACTCATCAATTGTCCAATTATACTTGGCATCGGATGTCTTCACGACATTCATATCAAAATATGTATCAATTTGATTTGTAAAAACATTCAATGATTTCGCAAAGAAATCTTTTCTTTGTTGAGGGTCGTTCTGCGCCTGGATCGCATCGTTCATTAAGTCTTCGGCACGAACCGATTGACCAATACCTGGATTGGCCATTGCCTGAACATCTGGATTCATGTAATCCAAAAACTTTGCGCCTTCCTCATTTTCAGTTAGATCGGCTTCGCAAATAAAAACGAAGTATTGCTCATCGTCTACTTCGCCATCTAAAATCTTTTTACAATATCGAACTCTTTGCGCTAAAAAACTGTTTGGATCATCTCCAGCAGTTGAAATACCAATAATCAATTTGTTTGCGTAAGCTTTCATGGCTTCTTTAAACAAATTGTATTGTTTTGGTTTTTTAAACGCGTGAACCTCATCCGCAATCGCAAAATTACAGTTAAATGAATCTTGTGCATCTGGATTTGTGGCCAACGCATTTAATTCAAACATTCCGTCAGACATTTCTGCTTTTATAGAATGCTCGTTGTTGTTGTCGATAATATGAAACAAACCGCCATCCTCATCGGATTCTCCCATGTTTCTTACGTTATATTTAAGAAAATTGAATGTTTCCAATGTTTGTTTTAGGGCTGCGGCCACAACATAAATCTTGGATCCGGACTTTCGATAAAGCAATCCAACCGCATACGCTAATGCTGCAGAAAATGATGTTTTAACATTTTTTCTAGGAATAAATATTAAAGCCTCATGATATTTCTTTATCTTCGTTCCTTTTCGATAGATTCCAAACAGGTTGTAGATAATAAATTTATGAAAAGGCATCAAAATAAAAGGAGTACCTCGTAAAGGTTCTCCTTCTTGTGTTTCGCCTTGCATGTGGCAAATTGTTTTTTGAATGATTGAGATAATGAAATCTGCATCCTTTGGATTGAACTCATATCTTTCGTCTTCTAAATCTTTATAAAATCTATCAATTGCTTTTATACGATAAATATTGGCTTTGATTTTTCCACTCTTACAATCTTCACAATATTTCTGTACTTCTGAAAAATACTTTCCATTATACACTACTTAACACCTGCGCCAATCTACTTTGTTTTGCGGACTCAAGTCCGTTTGATTTGATTGCTTTTAATCCTTTTGGAGTTAATCCTAAAGTTGTTTCGATTGTGAGAAGATTCTTTTGAAGAGCTTCGATAGCCAAATATTCTGCAGTCTTACGAATATTCTCATTTCCGGATTTATTTCTAAAAGTCTCTGTCACTTTGCACCCCTCTTCGAACCACTTTTGATACAACAAATCGTACTGAAATCGCATCTCCGCATACCTATGAATTGTAACATCGAACTCTTTCTTGTAAGTTCCGATTTCTTGCATATATAAAACTGTTTCTTTAAAAATTCGATTCGTTTTTCTGCTGACAGTTGCTCTGTTCATTTTGGCCATCACCCCCTTTTTTCAAAAATTGCTCAGAGTTGGAAAGATGGATACTCCCCCAGGGAACCAATTTTCATGTCAAAAAAATTTAGGTGGGGGGATCTCTTTCAGAGCAATCTTTTTGAGGCTATCTCATCTAAATCCACACCCAACTCTTTGGCCACATCACGTTTATCATAAGCTCCAATCAAATAGAGCAAATAGATTCGTATCAGCCTACATAGTTCATCATTAGATTGCATAATCTTTTTTCTTCTTTCTCCAATCAACTCCTGGAATTGTATGTCTTTTCAATTCTTCGCCAAGCTCAGTCAATGCACCAGTACTTCTGTTCTCCAACTTATTGTGCTCGCCTACACTCACACTAATTAGGTTCCAATCACAGAACCGATATTCAGGATATTCATCTGCTGGATAGATATGATGCACAACTTCTGCTTCTACTCTTCTGCCATATCGCTTTGAAATCTGACAAAGATATCCATCTTTTCTAAGAATTGATTCTCTTTTCTTTTTCCATCTCTTAGTCTTGTAATCCATGCTTTTTACCTCGTGAAGACAGTCTAGCAAGGAAACTGCCTACACCAAATAAAAAAAAGCACATGTGCGTGCTTTCGTGTGTAAAAGATTCAACACTTGGCTTTGTCAAATTTTTACGGTACTAATATATCACGGAAAACCGGTAGACAATGTAGACTCTTTTAAATAATGCTCTTGATAACTGCGTGAATGTGCTTCATCAAACCGCTGCGACTGAATCCATATTTGTCTGCCACATCATATTGTGACATACGGAAAAAATATAAATCATACATGATATTCATATCTGTGTAGCCAAGTAGTTCAAACGCTTTGCATTCGTTGATTCTCTTTTGATAATAAGCAATTTCACGCTCACGCTCTTCAATCGTTTCTAACAAAGCCAATTTAGAAGTAAATGTTCTTTGATATGTAGGCATTGGATAATTAGATTTCATTTGTTCTTTCGATAATTCATCGTGATCATGACTCAATCCTAACTTCTTGTGATTCAACACTTCCAGTTCCTGATTTAATTCTATGATCCTATGACAACAGTAATCTAGAGCTTTAAAATCTCCAATGAACTGTGCCACTGTTTTCAATGTTTCATTCATGTGATACCTTCTCAACTTCAGTGCTACGACTCCAAGGAGTTCCAGAAGAATATTTGCTATCAGCCTTTTTATGCAGATTGAAGTTTGTTTGTCTTAATCCACAATTTTCTCGTTCCAACTTGGAATACTCAGATTTAATATAATCCAACTGTTTGATAGCAGCTTCTCGCATTCCACCTCTTTCATATGTCATTACGTCAATTAATTCTTTTAAACAATCGAACGCATCACTTGCGATTTTATTATGTAATACAACTTTTTCCATTCTTTTCTCCTAATACAACGAAAATAATAAACAAACAAATTTAACAATACTTGAGATAATCCATACAGCTCCGCCTACAATGGCCGCAAACATCCATATGTATAAAACCCCAAACAGAATAATAAATACTAATCTCCAATTAATCTTCATATGCTGCACTCATCGCTTTTTTTAACTCCATGAATTTACACATATACCAATCAGATTTTTCCATGTCCTCTTTCCCATTTTTATTCAATGCTCTATATCTGTATTTCCAAACATTGCACAAACAAAAATTTGCGACTACTGACATTCCAAATACTGCAATCATTTCATCAATGCATTCATATGATCCACTCTCATAATGTTCTGGATGATTGACTGCGTCTTTTTCTTTTACCATTGCGGATAACCTCCCTCGCTGTATGACATTTCTCTTTCCTGATTCACATCATTATTTTGTGTTTCTTCTTTCTTATCTAAGAACTGCAAACTTTCAACCATCACATCGCACGTGTAGATTGTTTCACCATTGTTATTCGTGAATTTTCCTGTCTGCAATCTTCCGTCGATTCCAATCAAAGAACCTTTCTTCAAATACTGGTACATTAAATCTGCTGTTTTGTTCCAGGCAACACAACTAATGAAATCTGCATCCGGTTGGCCTTGTGCTTTCACTTTTCTACTAACGGCCAAAGTAAACTTACAAATGCTTGCACCGTTTGGTGTCTTTCTAATCTCAGGATTCTTGGTCAATCTTCCTACTAAAATAACTCTGTTTATCACTCTTTCTCCTCCTTTTTTCTTTGTCAAATAACCTTAAATTATTTTCCAAAATCAATTCTGCACTGAGAGCCCTAGAATAAAGGCTCTCTGCACGTTTTTTTGAATTAAAAACTTTTTGTGTTTTTTAATGCTTATTTTGTCCGTAATACAATCTATTTTTCATCTGCAAACCTAGTGAAGAAAACGCGGCTTCAACATCTGTAAACCTTTGATTTAATTCACGCATTGATTCTTTAAGTGATATTGATGACTCAGGTTCTAGAGCACCAAGTGCCACAAATTTTATCTGATCTTCATCTAAGCAAAATATAGCTCCATCATCAAACTGGACATCATAAAGTGTAGGTTTTACATAGTTGCCTTTACTTATAACGCACGTATGGATTACTTTACCAATCTGACCAATATATTCTTTTTTAAGCTTTCCTTTGCTGCTTACCAATTTATGCTCATATCCATCAGTTAAGCTTAATAGTTTTACTTTGGTTTCCATTCATTGACACCATGCATCGTTCCGTTTAACATTTCGACAGCTCTGTTATCACAAATGCATTCATTAACTATTTTCTTATAAGCGTCAAAATACCATTCGTCTTTATCTCCATTGTATGTCAGTTCATAATACATACCATCAGGAAGATTGGTACTAATAAGATACTTCCAATTCTGCAATGCTTTGCATTTCCAAACAACATAAACTTCTAATTCAGATACATACTTTTCATAGTCTTTATCAGACTTATCTAAGCTGTTAATCGCATATTGTTTAGCTATACTGATTGCGATCATATCCTCATAACTTGTCACTAAATTTCCTTGAAATAATTCATCTGAAACTACATTACTAATCATTTTTCATTCTCCTTAAAATTATCTTCATTGCCTTGTATTCCCATAAACAAATAGAACAAATTTCTTTTACAGTTCTTACAAGGATGTTCATTTTTCAAATTACTACTATATTTACAGTTTTCACATTCACGTTTTTCCATTTTGATTACCTCTTCAATAACTGCATATCATATCCACTCAAAACAAATCTCTCTGTCAATTTATGATTACAAGAATTGCCTAATCTTTCATAGATTAATTCCATTTCTTCGCGTGTGAAATTTGTTCCTAAACACTTATTAATTTTTGATAAAACATCATCTTGATATCTTATGGTCCTACATTCCTGACTGTATACCAATGCACATGTACAATCTCTGCTACACCATTCGAGCAACTTGTATTTCAATTCTGTAGGTGTATTCACATCACGCAAACAAATATACAAATTTGTTTTTGGAATCAAAATAAGCTCGTTATTGTGGTTAATAAACGATCCTGGAAATTCCCTCATCACTTCAAATACATAATCTGTCATTTTTATTCTCCTAATTTACTTATTGCTAAATATTCAACGTCTTGTTGGCCTTCCCACCAATCATTCAACCAACAAACTCCTCCATCGTTTTCGAACCCCCATGATGCAGCTTCTATGGAATATTGCCATTCTTGTTTGAATACATCAGTGTTATATCTATATCTTAGATAAACAAGGAAATTTGAATCATTGTTTTTCCACATGTAGTCATTCAATTCATCTTCTGTTATTCCTTTTTTTAAAGGAACGAATCTAATTGAAGGGGCTTTGATTTCTTCCAGTTTTTCTTCTTCCGTGAATCTATCCACCAGTTCATTCAATGTATCCAATTGCTTTCTGTGATTATCATTCGCAATTAATGCTTCTCTTTGTTTGTACTCATCTCCTGGATGTATAAAGTCAAACAAATAAAACGAATTCAAATTATGCAATGCATATTGATATTTGTTCATGATTCACCATCAAAAGATTCTCTCAAGAAACATAAATGTTTCTATGATCAGCTCAACAATAAAGAAAATTGGCCACAAAACAATAACTAATGCCGCAAATTTTTCAACATCAATAAAAGGTTTACCAATGAAAAATATTGTGGAAACTAACACACCCAAAATAAAATATAAAAGCATTAAATCAATTATTAATTCCGACATTTATTTCCCTCCTATTTATACTTCATGCTTTCCAACATATTCTTCTTAGCTTTGTTTGTCGTTCTAGTATACAAAGACGTTGTCTGTATAGAATTATGGCCAAGAATATCCATAAGATCCGTTACCTGTCCTCCAGCATCCAAATAGTTAATCGCAAACATATGTCTGAACGCATGAGGATGTATCTTATCCAAGCTTATGCCCCTACACTTTCCTGCAATCTTCTTCAACTGGTAGTAAATCTGTTTATAGGTTAAAAAAAAGATTTTTCCTGACTTTATCTTTTCTGTTCTGCAATACTTCAATATCTCACGCTTTAAGTCATTTCTCAAAATCACATCACGGATCTTACCTTTGTTTTTGACTGTAATGTAATTTGCCTTTACATTCTCAACAGTAAAATAACTTAACTCGCTCACACGTATGCCTGTGTATGCGAATATCTTCATGATCAGATAAATATCCATTCGATTACATTGTTTGGCCATTCTGCACATTCGCTTAAAATCAGATGGTTCAATCACATCATCCAATGATGCAGCTTGTTGAATCTTGATATTTTTTAATGTCATTTTAGAATGATGAGTACGCAACAATTCGTCTGGATCCAAATCCTTTTCGACCAATTCGCAATACTTTATAAACCTATTTGCGATAGTGATATAGTTCTTTACTGTGGCCGGAGCATACTCTTCTTCTAATTTTCTTTTGAAGCCGATAACATCCAATTTACATATATCATCGACCTCAAAAGAATTTACAAACAGTTCAACAACCTGTCGATAATGAACCAAAGAATTCTTAGACTTTTCATTTTCCGTTTCAAATGCGATGAACTCATCAACTTTGCTAACTAGAAACTCTTTATTCATGGCTTAGCCTTGAAGAAATATCCTGGTAGTTCTTGAAGACTCATCGTCTACAATCTCAACAATTTGTCTTTTGCCAAAGTAATTCTTGGCTTTGCTTAAACATGGAAATCTATGAATTCCATTCACTGAAAACATAATTTCCTGATAATCTTTCACAACACTGATTTCCACGGGTCTAAATGTTGTATTCTTTAAATCTCTTAAAATCACGATATCAACTCCTTATTTATCTTAAATTTATCCGCCCATTCCCTGACAAAGCTAAATGCATCATCTGGAGGAACTGCATTATGATTTGCTCTAAATTGTCGAATAACCTTATGCTTGAGTTCCAACGTATACAGCGGAACAAACTTACGATCAACTTTAAATATCTTATCCAAGCTCTTTTGGCTTAGATCAAGAACCCGAAGGCTTGAAATGAACTGACTCAAATCTGCCTTCACTAAATATTCGATTTTAGGTTCTTTTCGATATGCGCATACATAATCAAAGAAATCCAATCCGGATTGATTTAATTCGGATTGATACTGGCAATACGGAATGTTCAATAACATGATCCAGTCTTCAACTGAGTACATCCTCGACGGATAAAAATTCAATTTACTGTCACTGATCCAAAACTTCAAAGGATAATCGAAATCAACTCTTTTACCAAACATTCCACAATACAGATTGCCAACCAGAAACTTCTTTTCGCCTTCGATGTATCGAGCTACTTCCTGGATTTTCAGTTCTACTGTATGATTCGGATTCTTGAACAATTGAAATCCAAATATACGTTTTAATAGCTTTCCGTAATACATTTCTAGTGTTTCAACAAAATAAGTTCGGCTACAAGCTTCTTTTGCGAGCCATAAATCCATTTTTGAAAAAATAAACTCTTCAATGCCTTTTGGCCATGTGAGCTTCCTTTTCTGTAATCTCTCTAAAATAGACTTTCCTGTGTCCATTCTGATTCTTCTTTCTTAGGCTTTTTCTTTTGATCAACACTCTTTTTAACGATTGCCTTTGCGGATTCAAGATTCAAACGCGAAGGCTGCTCTGAATCACCACCAACGTCTTCTTCATCGTAATAATGTACGGCCAAGCCAAACACTTCTTCATCACTGATGATCGCACAGTTTTTCACTGCCTTCTTTTTAGCTTCAGAAACAATGTAGTTCCACATTCCATCGACAGACTTCTTAGGATTATCCAACTTCGAAGTCATGTCATTACGCGACATCAAATATTCGCAGATTATTTTCAATCCTTGATTCTGCTTGATTGCCTTATATTCATCTTCAAATTTAGACATACAGACCTCCTAGTATGTCTTTACAGGCACAAGCACACTCATCAACTTTAAAACATCGCACGAACCACGAACAATCAATGGCTTTCCGATTCCTGGAGTCGTAATCTGAACTTTTTCAGAATTAATAACATCAAGTGCATCTCTTAAATACTTTCCATTCAAGTTGAATTCGATTGGATCCGACATCAATTCAACTGTTTCAAGCTCTTCATACGTTTCTCCAATCATTTCAGATTTTGAATCCACATGAGATTCTTCTGTACCAAACGACAAATGTACAATTTGTTTCCCATCAGATTTCACAAAATCACAGCGCTTGATAGCTTCTAACAATTCATTCTTATCCATCTCAACGTGATACAAACAAGATTTTGGAATGATTCTAGAAACATCTGGGTATGTTCCATTTAAAAGTTGTGACTGGTACATCATATCGTTTGTTTTAAATTGAATTTTTTTCTCGTCATAGAAAACAGAAACCTCATCATTAAATGTTTTCAAGAATTCCACACAAGCCTGTCTAGGAATTGTAATACTGGTATCCTTACAATCCATGTCAATAAATGCATACCGATTCATTCGGTATGAGTCTGAACCAACGATTGTAACTTGACCATTATCCACACTTAAATGAACACCTGTAAGTATTGGACGTGATACTGCAACCGGTCCTGCACTGGCAACACAGACTAATGCTTTTTCGAATGCTTCACGTAATGTTTCGATTGGACAATATAATTTATTAGACGGTGCATCTAAATCTATTTCTGGATATTCAGAAACATCTGTACACGTTAATTTAAACTTAGCTTTCCCACACTTGATATGCATTAAATTATCCGTGCAATCAACATCAATTGATTGACCAGATACTTTTCGAATGATCTCGCTAAAGTATTTGGCATCCACCAAACATTGGCCACTTTCTTCAACACCTGTTTCCATTTCCAATGTCTGCTGCATTGAAGCAGTTCCATTGGATCCAGTAATCACAATTGACTTTTCTTCTACACAAATCTTTAAATTCGCTAATGCAGGTAAAGATGATAGTTTATCAATTACCTTTGACACATTGTTCACTGCATTTAGCAATGTCTTTGTTTCTATATTGAATTTCATTCTCTTTTTCCTTTCGTGATAATATATTTTTGAGGAGGTGATAAAATGGATGACTTGACTAATGAACAAAAGCTTTTATTAACAGCGATGTATAGAGATTATCTAGAACTCTCAAAAAAAGTCGGCCCTGAGAAAGCAAATCGTTTTGGAGATTCTGATGAAATCAACTATAAATACTTCATTGATAGATCGAACAGTTACGTTTCTTCACTATGTTGGACGCTATATCGTAAAGGCTATATTAATTGCTGTGGCGGAGATAACATAGCTAACGAAATTTCAATTACCGATGATACAATCATCTACTTTGAAAACAAATTCAAAAATAATGCTTCTAAAGTGTTGAATGCTATTAATGAATTGCTGAATTTTGTTCCATTGTTTAAGTAGTTATTTATTAACTACTTTTCTTTTACTATTTTCCCAAGCTCCATCAATTTTAGTTCCTCTGAACTGTAAGCCTTAAAAAACGATTTTGTTGGCTTAACTAGAATCCAATCCTTAGCCATGAGATCGTCTGTCATTGGATTCCAAAATCTTATATACTCATCCCTTCCAGGTAAGTACAAAGCAATTTTGTAAATTGTTATGTTTGTTGGATAAAGATAACAACCGGTTCTATGCTCATAGCTACCTTTCCTTACGAATCCCATTTTTCTTTTTTTAGCTAATTTGATTGCTTTAACAATATTCATTCACGACACCTCACTCATTTAAATATTCGTCAAACTTATTTCCAAACAAAATGCTTGGCTTCAAATAAGATTTCATAACTGGATCAGCCTTCCATGCATCACATTTCTTTTCAATGACACATTTGAAATCCGCCAGGCTATATCCAGCATTCAATTTATCCTGAATCAACTTTCTAGTTAATTTAGCATCAGGAGAAAATTCTTTCTCCGTTTCAATATTCAGGATTTCAACAATGGTTCTAATAATTTGATTCATTTCTAGTTCTTCGTCAGAAGAACAATATAAATTATTATTCTTATCATTCTTTATATTCTTTACATTATTGTTTGTTGTTGTCCGTTTGTTGTCCGTTTGTTGCTCGTTTGTTTTCTGCATGTTGTCCTCTTGTTGTTCGTTTGTTGTTTGCTTGTTGTCGACATTGGCAAAACACTGATAATCATCGTATTTTGTAACGATTATGAGCGTGTTTTGGTTTGTTGAGATTTTTTTAATCTCACCTGTTTTTTGTAGATTTTTTAGAGCTCTTTTTATTTGCTCAACGCTCAGTTTTGTTTCAGCGTTTAAACTAGCAAAACTCGTTATACACGAACCTCTTTCTATTTTCTTTCCCTGCCAATTGCGATCAGTATGATTCACTTTCAAAAGTAAGTGAATAAACAATCTACACGTTGGGATGTCGTCATACCACTCCCAATCCACAATTTGGCGGAACAATTTAATATAGCCCTGTTCCATAGGCGTTACTCCTGAGCTATTGGAAATCCATTGAAGTCTTTGATTTTCACAAGTTTATAGCTTAAGCTCTCCCGTTTTACATTCAATAAATTAGCCAACTCATTAGAGCTCAGAGTTTTAATTATTTCTGAATAGTCTTTACTGACTAAATAATATGTTTCCTCTCTGGCGCTCATATTCTTTTCTCCTTGCTAGTTCTATCTCGAATCCTGCAACCTAGATACCACAATCCGCGTAAATCTTGTTAAAAAGGAAGATAAGTTACAGAAACAATCCATTAACTTTTTTTGACGTGCTAGAGCAAAAAATACATTATGTAGAAAGCGAGTGCGGATCACGTCGATTTGTGGTGATACCCAGGTTGCAGAACCCGAGAAAATAATTTATAATTTAGTTGTTATTTTTTGATTGGCCACTTTCCTTTGAAGTGGTCTTTTTTATGCTCTGCATGACTTACGCAGCTTGATCAGGTTGTCCAAATAAGGCTGCAAGCCAAGAACATTAATTACCTTGATTGTTGGCCATCCGAAGCAATTAGATTCAACACCTAACTTGTTCAACTCGGTCTTCACAGTCGCACTGCTACAACCAATGATTTCTGACAAATCTTTTTGCGTGATGTATGCATACTTTGTCAACTTTTGGATCTTACCTTCAATTTCTTCGTCATATTCCTGACGAGATACAACTTTAATACCCCTCATAACAATCTCCTTTCTAGATTCCAATAGACTGGATAGTTCTACAAACAAATGCAGTACCAATGACACATCCGATTACTAATACAACACTCACAAACAACATCCAGTTTGCGAAACATTGTTTTCTACGCACCGCCTTCTCTCTTTTATCTAGATCAGCATAACGATGCATCATCTTTGTGTACTCTGTAGCATGTCCGTTGTTTGCGAATGGAGGCAATTCAAGTTCTTTTTCTTTAGTTTTAGTTTTTGTGGTAGCCATACTTTTTATCCTTTCTGCGGTAGTAATTTTTAAATCTAAGAAGGTTAAATAAGGCCTTCTTTTTTAATGCCAAACAAATTGCCTTGCTTCTACAAACTTCAATCACCTGCTTTAAATACTCAATATCATTACAATCATTCAATTTCTCTAGAAATGATTCTCTTTCAACTGGATTAAGCGATTCGCAAAAGTTTTTGTTTTCCATAATGTGTTCTCCTTTCTGTGGTAGTTATTGGTAGTACTTAATCAATTCGTAAATTGCATTTATGCGACTTCTGTGCTAAAAAAAATAAGTCCTGCTTTTTTAGACGGAATATCCAATGCTTGTACTACAGCTTGAGCTGTAGTAATCGAACACGCTCTTTGTTCGTTTAATAATCTACTTATAGTAGATTTATCAACGTTGCTCATTCTTGCCAATTCCGATACAGATACATGCTTTTTATCCATTTCTTCTTCTAATAACTTAACGTTCACTTTCATAATACTCCTTCCTTTCTTGTTGCGTCCTTGCAGCTTCATTAATATTATATACCCGTGTTGCATTATGTCAACGATTTTTGTTGCTTTTTTGCGATTTTCTTTTTATACTTAGATTAGAAATGAGAAGGTTTGTAAACATGAAGACAATACAAGAACGAATTAAATCAAGAAGACAACAATTAAAACTGACATTGGAAGATGTTGCAAATGCGTTAGGAGTTAACAAAACTACTGTGATGAGGTATGAATCGGAAAGTATAAAAAAATTACCTACCGATATTGTTCCACCATTAGCCAAGGTTTTGAAATGTACCCCTCAATATCTTATGGGATGGGAAGAACTAGAAAATGATTCTTACATCCTTACCGATCACGAGCGTGAACACTTAGATATATATAGAGGCCTGGACGACAAAGGCCAGCACACAGTGGATACAGTAACACAGATGGAATATGAAAGAGTTAAGAAGGATAATAAGTAATTATATCTAGATTTTGATTATAAATTTAAGGGAGAGGGTTAAAAATTATGACACAAAAGAAAAAAGAAACAATTGGATCAGTATTAATGTATATTGCGTTAGCGTTGACTGCTATTTATCTGATATTCGCAATTATTAGTTTATTTGGAATTGTTGGCATGAAAAATGATTTTGCAAAGTTAGGTGCAATGTTGGCATTGAGATATTTATTACCCTTTACAATTTGTATGGTAATTAACTTCTTTTTAACTGGAGTTGGTGCTATATCGAAGAACTGGATCGTAACTTTAATTTCATGCATCTTATATTTTGTAGCAATTATAGTTGTTCCAGAAAGATTTTATTGTTCAACGGTGCAAGGTGTTTTATCGTTTATTTCTATATTCTTATTTTTCAATCGTGGCTTTGAAAAAGAGAATGTTGAAGAAGATGAGAGAGCAAACTTACCTGATCTACCAATTCAGGAATAGAAAGAGTTAAGAAGGATAATAAGTAATTATATCTAGATTTTGATTATAAAATGGAGGAGTTTATGGAAGAAATTAATATTTATTGTGATGAAAGATGTATGTACCGTGAATTAGATAATATTGGACAACACACTGTGGATGTGGTGACTAAAGCGGAGCTTGATAGAACAAAACATGGCAGTACTGCCATAAAAAGTAGATTGAGAAAGGAATTAGATTATGAATGATATGCAACATATTTATATTTACATGGATGACTCTGGTAAAATTTCAAAATTTGAAGACTATGCCGTTTTTGCAGGCATTGTTATCAAGGACGGAAAACAAAAATCTGAATTTAACAACAAATATAGAGCGATTGTAAATAACATTAAGTGTAAGTATTGTGAAAAGACGAATGATAATTGTAAAAATGAGTGTCCAGAAGTAAAGGCGGTAGCCATTAGTCCTACCCATAGAAGACGAATAATTAATCTTAGTAAATCTTTTACTACATTCGGTGTTATTACGTACAACAAAAGTCTATATAGCCATATCATCAATGATAAAGGTGCAAAAGGACGTTTTAATGAGTATGCTCAAAGAAGAATTATTAAAAATACTGTTCAGCATTTAATCAATAGTGGAGCGATAAATCCTAATATGCCCGTTTATCTGCATGTTAATATTGATGAAATGCCTACAAAATCAAATGGATATTATTCTCTTAAAGATGGATTGGTGGAAGAATTAAGGCACGGAATTATTAATTATAATTATTCCAAACAATTTAAACCTATCATTCACAGTGATTTGGAGATACAGGTCATATATAAAGACTCAAAGAAAGATTTAGGAATACAAATGGCAGATATATTAGCAAATACAATTAGGCACTCGTTTGTCATTAATAATAATTGGTTTGATACAAGTGAATATTTAAAAAGAAAATGCCACATAGACGTCATTTTAAGATTGCCTTAATAAAAAAAATCCCACTCATTGAGCGGGATCTAATCGGGGCGACGTACTTAACATACGCTTAGTATTCTTAACCATCCACCGACTATTGACCTGTCGAGGAGTAAGTACCTCCGGTATTCAAATTATAATTCGCATTTTGCTTATTGTCAACAAAAAGCATGCTCATCTATATTATCAAATCTTTGTGCGAACGTCAAATTTATCTTATAAAATCAATAAAATACTGAATCTATCCATTTAGAAAGAAAGGAATTTATTATGACTAATCATGAAATTGCAATGGAAGCTTATTACTATTCAATCAATAATAAGATGATTGGTGGCATTTCTAAGAAAAATGCAGTCAAATGCTTTGAACAAATTATTGCGATGTTGGATTCAGACGAAAGACTTAATCTTCCATTCATTACTGTAAATGGAAAATGCTTTGTAGCAACTAAAAAGCGCCTGATAAAATGTTCTAAAAACATGTTTGGATATAAGTTTAAAGAGTGGAAATGGAGTCAGATCAGGAACGTATTCTACAAAAAAGCATTAACAACTGGTACTTTAATACTGAATACAGTGGATGGAGAAGTTAAAATCTCAATCAATCGAGATGGTGCTGAGTTTGCTGGAGAAATATTGAGAAAACTGAAAAACGAAGCAAAATAAAAAATCCTGGATGCTACCAACATCCAGGACGATTAAGAGTACTACCAATACTCTCACATAAAAAGATGACTACCACATCAAACTTTTTATGTGCTCATTTTAGCATAGAACGGAGGAAATTTAAATGCCTATTTATGAGCGCCTACACAATGGAAAGAAACAATGGTGTTACCGTTGTTACTATACTGATTTTAATGGAGATCGTGTTCAAAAACATTCTAAATGGTTCAATACCAGGAAGGAAGCAGTGGCAGCTGAATCTGCATTCATGCAGATCAAGGTTGTTGGAGACCAGAACGTAACCTTCTATGAAGTTACTTTAAAATGGTATGAATTTAAATCTAGAACATTGAAGCCATCCACACTGGATACGAAAAGAGTGTATCTGAATATGTTATCTCCGCTTAACGATAAGAAGATAGCCAAGATTACATATCTTGATATCGATAACTTTTTCGAATTGCCACAAATTAAATCTTATAAGTATTCGACCAAAAAGACTTTATTAACCAATCTTAGAAATATCTTTAGATTCGCAAAGAAACACTATGGTATTATCAATGATCCATTTTATAAAATGGCACCTTTGGTTAAGCCTGTAGCCACTGAGGCTAAGAGGCTTGAAATCGTGCCTAAAAGTGATTTTAAGACACTTTTTGAATACGCAGTAACATGTAGAGATGGAGCATGGAAAGATACGGCATACGCAATTTGGGCCATGTATATGACGGGTATGCGTGTATCTGAATGTTTATCTTTAACCTTTGAGGACTTTGATGGTAAATATATCCATATTCGCAGACAATATATTCGTGGTAAGTGGCAGACGCCAAAGACCAAGAATTCAATTCGTAAGATTGCGGTTGATGAAAAGACAAAATCGTTTATTTATGAATTGAAGAAATACTATTCTTCATTTGATGAATTTGAAGAGTCGTGGTTCATCTTTGGTGGATATAGACATATGGATCCAGAGATATTAAGACTAAGAAAAAACAAATTGTGTGCAGAAGCTGGAATCCCTGAATTCAACATTCATGCGTTAAGGCACTCACATGCTTCAAATTTGATTGAGGCAGGAGTAAATATGTACAAGATATCGAAACGTCTAGGACACTCTTCTATACGTACTACAATGGATATTTATGGCCATCTTATTGATACTGAAGAAGATGAGGTTTTGAATGCAATTTCGAACTTCTAAAAACTCAAAAAAGCTAGAGAAAATCTAGCTTTTTATTTTTTTTGAGATATAAATAAGATATAAATGTGTTTCGATATGCCATTTATGCTTTATATAAAGCTCTTTTTACTTAATTCGTAAATTTTTCGTAAAGATAATGCGTTTATAACATTAATTTGTGCTTTAAATATAGGTGTAGAATTCATGAGAATAAATAATATTTAATGGAATTCATTCCTTTTAAGATGTAATCAAGATATAAACGATATCTTAATTTTTGAAAAGTTTCCCAAAGTTAAGTCCATCGGTATTTAATCCAAAAAGTCATAAGAAAAGCATTGTTTATGCTTGCATATATGCTAGCCTTATGCTATAATATACATGTAAGGAGGAAAGGTATGAATAAGAAATTTAAAAAATCCAAAATCGATTGGACGTCTCTAATCATACAATCAATCTTGGACTTGGCAGTTGGGTTAATCTTATTGATTATCGAGAAGCTTATATAGCTTCTCCCCTAACTCATTATAACTTATTCATCGTATATTATGCTAGTAAAATTAGGAATATTTTTTATCGCAATTGGAATTGCAAAATTCATTTATGCAATGTATCTAAAACACAAAGGAGAATAACATGAGACCACAAGACAAGTACAACAAAGAAAAAATGACAATTATTTCTGCTAGATTCAAAAATGATTTTGCCGAAGAATTTAAACAAGCTTGCAAAGCTTTAGGAGTATCTCAAGCGGATGTTATTAGAGACGCAATGAATCAAACAATTGAGAAAGCAAACGCATTGGATGGACTTGATATGTTTAGTATCGATAAAATGAATCAAGACGAAGCTTATTTTAACCAATTCATCCAGGAGCTAAAAGATTATGATGATTTTGGAAAATTCAAAGGATATTTTGGAAGACCTTCAGACGTTGAAGACAGAATCTGCGAATTAAATACATCGTGCGAAATTTATACTGAAGTTAATGGATCATACGAATGTGCAAGTAATGATAAAGCAATTCATGATGAATTCGGTTCTGACGACAATCATAAAATCAACGGATATATTGCCATCGAAGTTGGATATGGAAAACATGTAAAAATGTATGGCGAATATTTCTGCGAAGATTGGGATGAAGATGATGGAGTTTATCAGAACTGCTCATTCGGAAATTACTACGGAATTGATTTAGATTAATGCATAAAAAAAGAAGGGCCACAATAAAATCGGCCCTTTTTTGCGTTATTTGAATAATTTAAAAATCTTTTCGACGATTTTCAACAACAATTCAATCAATTTGTTGATTCCAGATACATTAATTGTGTCATTTTTGACAGAATCTGAACTATTTTCATCGTTTTTATCGTTTTTTGAGTCATCTTTTCCGGTATTTGAACCATTTTCATCCTTTTTAGGATCGTCTTTTTTAGGCTCGTCACTCTTTGGATCAGACTTGTAGAAGTCAATATCATGATAGATTACATCTTTGTCAAATGGATTCGAAGTGTATTGATGTATAACTGCAATATCCGAATTGTCTGAATTGACATTACCATCATCCTGATTCCATGCTGCAATCCACAAAGGATAGTCTGTATCTACATATTGTCCGATCCATGATCTAGATGTATAAACACCAGTGTAATAACCTTGTGATTTGAAATAATCACAGAATACTTTGCAGACCATCGAACAATGTTCTTTTGTCAGCAATCCGTTTTGTTCCTTCCATCCTGGTTCTCCAGGCTTTGTGCTGGAGTCTTCCATATCCATCCAAACACCAAGTTGGATATTTCTGCTTTTAATTAATTTATGTGTATACTTGGCTTGCTCAAGTGCGGTTGCTTCATCACCACAATAATCGTAACAATATACACCATAAGGAATTTTCAATTCTTCACATTTATTTGCAAAATACTCAAATTTCTTGTCTTCAGTTGTCCACCAATTTGAGCGCAAAATCACAAAGTCATACTGTGACAAATCTATGTCCGAACTGTTATGTTCTGATAAGTCGATTCCGTATCCTTTTACATTTTTAATGTAATCTGTTTTAGACGGGTTGGATGACTCTGGTGTAGAAGGTTTCGTTTCTTCCTTCTTTTCTTCTTCTGGTACAGTGAATGTAGCCCACATCTTACTCTTATCTTCGGTTGCGGACACTGCCACAAATACCTTTCTATCACTATCTTTATAAACTACATAACGATGGCCATTGCCAACGTACTTCCAATAATATCTGATTTTATCTCCGCTGTTGTATATTTTGCATACATTGCCAGTTGGCGAGTCGTAACGCGCTCTAATGCCATCTACAGTGAACGTAGCTACACCATCTTCTTGTACAAGTTCAATTGTATCACTTGGATTAGCATCATCTTCTGTTGAACTGAAAGTGGCCCACGTGTCTTTTCCTTGAACTTCGCTTCCTGAGATTGCCATGAATTGAGTCTTGTCTTTATTAACCACCCATCTATGGCCATTAGCTACGACTTTGTAGTAGTATTCAAACTGATATCCTTTATTTACTCGTTTCAATACATTTCCTGTTGGACTACCTTCACGAATTGCAACTGAATCAACAGTTAAAGTAGCAATAGCGTGTTCTGCAACTAAATTGGCTGCATTAAACACTGTAATTCCTGAACCACTTGTAGGATTACTATAGCCTTTGTAATGCAACACCCCACATGATCCATTGTAAGTCAATGTTTGAATATTTGCAGGAGACAAGTTAGTTCCTTGATTCATTCCTAGAAACTGTCCTGTTCCGTTACCATTGTCTTTAATCAACATCGCTACATGGCCATAATATTCTCCTTTGTACCAACCATAAACTGAATCCCAAATAAACCAATCTCCAGGGTGGCCAATTTGTTCGAAATTAAAATAATCAACATATCCAAGTAAATCTCTTCGATACCAAATTTCGCGTGCCCCTCCAGAGCCTCCAATTGCTCTTCCAGGGTTTGGATATCCAGCTTTCTTTAAAAACTCTTTGAATAGAGTTACACACTGATTGTAGTATCCGCCTAGACCGGATGATTTGCCTAACCATTCTTTTTTAAAGTCATCTTTTGTGAAGTAATTCATAATTAAATCTCTTCCTGATTGATTTTCTTGTCAGCTACTTCTAATCCTTTGATTAGAAGTTTTGGAACGTCATATCCTGCTTCAACAAAGTTCTCAATAATTGATCTTGCTTCATTAACGGTCAAGGAAGCTAAGACGAACCATCCTAATAGAGTTGTTAGCGTTAGATCAACTCCGATCGTTTTGCCGATTTCGATAAACCAAGCCGAAATTGCAAAAGCGAATACAATCATCAACCAGTATCCTAGCTTTTTCAGAACTCCGGTCCATCCTTTGCTGCTATTGGTTTTATGATTAATATTTGACTTCATCCAACCTGTAATCCAATCAATAACATTCAATAACAAAAAAACTGCAAATAAGAACCAATGCTCGCCGAAAATAAGTGTTAGTAATGCAATAATTGCACCACATACATTGTTGTAGTAACTTGTAAAAACTTTCATTTGTTTTCTCCTATGTCATATATAAAAAAAGCTAGATATTCTAGCCTTTTTAATAATTTTCACCAGTGATTTTTTTATACTGATCAGCAGTAATGATTCCTTTTTCGCAGAATTTTCTTACCTGTTTATCAGTGTATAATTTCAGATCATAAAATCTTTTAATTTTTTCAAACATTGACTAAGCCTCGCTTTCTTCTAGAAGTGTATCTGTCATCATGGCCGTGTACATGACTTGTGCCTCAATCTTATCCTGTGCGGTTGCTTGTTGCTCTGGTTCTTCGATTGTTGGCTTTTCTGCTTCTGCAACCTCAATTACTTTACCTTCTAAAAATTTATAATTGTATCGACCTTGCTCATCAACTAATCCTTTTTCTAGATATTGACTTTGTGCGTGTGCGTATTTATCGCCTTGTCCTCGGTCAATTTCTTTCATAGTTGACATTTCTTCTTCTGATAAGAAAATATCTGAATTAATAGATGTGATGTATCCATCTTGTAAGGATACGTATACTTTATATTCGTTCTCCATGG